GGGGGGAGGAGGAGGATAGAAAAAGAAGATAGGTTGGTCTTTATTTAATATTGACCACCTTGACACGTCGTTTGATAGCCGGATCAGACGTAATCAAGGGCAACCTTCCCGCATTGCAGGTGAATATCTTCCATACACCAGCAGGTATGCGAGCAACAGTATGGCGACAATGAATAGAACGAGGATTATCGAAGTCGCACAAGTGGATCTGAGCAGTAACTGGGATGTGGGTAAACGAGACGTCATCGAAGATGATCGAGACATGGTAACCTTTACGAAACAGCTTCATGTCGTCTATATGACTGACGAACAAAGCTGGCTTCGGCGAGTTGACCTTGGCCCACGTGGTCTTGCCACAGCCAGAATCGCCCACGAGGATAAGACAACGATGAAGATCAGGCACAAACTTAAGAGCTTGAAGGTGCGCAACCATAACTCCAGAGTGAGTGTCATCTAGCATGGTCGCAGAATCCGGATGGACATAGTCCCACATCCATCTGGCGTAGGCAAAAGCATACTTGTTTTGGATACAGTGGTCGAACCAATCCTTTTCAGTCTCGAACGAGGCGCATTCAAGACTAGGTGCCAGGGCCCCAACTGCGTCGTCGAGGGCCGTTTGAGCGTCTTCCAGAAATTCGCCATCTTTTTTGCAGTACTGCTTACAGGCTTCCCACTTGCGGGGATCCTGTTTGTTGGGATGCTTGCCTTCAAAGTCGAGCCAGTCCACACCATGTCGTTGCGTGGTGGCAAACTCGACGCAAGCGTGCAAATGTGGGGTGCCATCCTCGTGCAACTCGCGGGCAACGATGTAGTAGCGCACGTCTCCTCTGGCTTGAAGGAATCCAACCAAGTCTGCAGGGAGTGACTCGCATCGGGCATAAGTAAGGAAAAATCGCTTTCCATTGTAGAATGAAGGCATGTGGCTTAGACCAAAAACGTCGTCCAGGGTTTACTTGACCAGGGTATGCTTACGACGGATTTCTAAAAAAAATAACCCCTCCCCTGCTGCTCTGCAAGGGGCGGCCCCTTGCAGAATATATCGCAGGGGCCCCCAAGGGGGTATCGTCCTGCCACCGAGACGGTGGCCCGGACTCTAGGCAAAAATATTATTTATTACAACGGATGAAGAACCGTTGTAACTGAACCTTATCAAATGTGTTGATGTAGTGACATTTCTTAATATCTCTTGTGGCTTGGCGAACACAGCGAGCACAGAAATGATGTCCTTCATTGGACTCGAACACGGAACCTCGAGCTGGGATGGCCTTAATGGTAGTGGCATTGCCCATCATGCTATGAAAACAAGTGAAAGAATAAAGTGAAACTATTATTTATGCTGAAGCAAAAGCAACAGTCGTGTCAGTATCTTCTGCCATAGCAGATTCAGCAACGGTGAAGGCAGTAGGAAGAGTAGTTGAAGCGTTAACCTGAGTAACGTTCTGAGCAGAGAAAGAGAACCTATGAATACGCTTGACATAGATATTCACAGCGGTTAATCCGTAACTAACCTGAGTCTTGGCCTGCTGATCATTGTCCAGGGAACCAAGAGTAACAACCATAGTGGCCATGGTATAACCAGCGTATACACCGTTAGCTGCAACCTTCTCATATCTATCCTTAGACATGACCTTGTTGACACTATAGGACACCTTGTGAACGTGCGAAGAACCAGCATCTAATTCGACACGTGTCACCTTATGAATTTTCCAATTCTTCTTAAACTGAACACTCTGATTGGGAGTAGCGAAGGGATAAGTGGCACTACCGACTGCGCCACCTTCGTCAGTCTCAAAACCAGTAACCCAATCAGTATTAGGAGCAACAGCCCCATCTTGTTTGCACATAACGTCATAAATCCAAATCTTTGCGCCAACATTGGCTTGATTGTGCATCTCAATATATGCAGAACAATTATTGATTAACCATCTACCAGTAGGATTAGAACCGGCAGCGGAAAACTGATTCTGAAGATCAGATTGATTACATAGATACATGACAGTGTTAATACTCTGTCTACCCACAGTAGCTGTCAAACGTGTCAACACGTCTTCGACACGGTACTGTTTGTTTTCATTCTGCATCTGACGAGAAAGATATCTAGGAGCTTTGTTATACTTAGAAGTATAACTCTTGGTAGCTCCGCTACCAATATTCATCATCTTCGACGAGCGACCCTTCCTCTTGGACGCCCGGGTCGCGGAATATATCGCGTGACCAACACCGACCGCCGCACCGACGCCAAGCGCCGGGCCGCGGTGACGTTTGAGGCGCCTCGTAAGCGCGGACGCGCCGCGCTTAAGGACACGAAAGCCGGCACGCGAGAATGTGTTACGGCGCGATTGTACGGCATAAGTCATGGGGAGAACCTCCCCCCCGTAATATTATAGGGGGGGAGGAGGAGGATAGAAAAAGAAGATAGGTTGGTCTTTATTTAATATTGACCACCTTGACACGTCGTTTGATAGCCGGATCAGACGTAATCAAGGGCAACCTTCCCGCATTGCAGGT